TCAGCTAGGCATTCCGAAAAGTTGTTGCTGTGCCGGGGCTGAGTTGTGTTCTAGCCAGCGCTCGAAGCTGGCCTCGCAGGTGAAGGCGATGCTGCATGTGGGTTTGCCTTTGGGTACGGCGCTGGTGATCTTGAAGTCACGCCGGGCTGTGGGGTAGTAGTCGTACAAGTCCCAGTCGCCAGAGGTCAGGCTGAGTGTGCCAACGTGGGTGATGTGTTGAGTGCGCATGGTGTGCTTTCAGATGTTGAATGAGTTGGCTTTGAGGAACGCGGTTTCTTCAGGGGTTGCAAGGCACACGGCCATGGCGTGCTTGTTCAGGTAGGTTTGCAGCTTGACGCGGTTGGCAGGGGATGGCAGTTTGCGGAAGGTGTCGAGTAGTTTTTGCACGATAGGCCCATAAAAATGCCGCCGGTCATGACGACGTGGCGGCGTGGTTGAAGAAAGCTATTGATTTTTGGCACTTGATTGAGCGCGGCTTCATTGAAGAAAGCTATTGACTCGGTGCGCTTGACAGATAAAGGAACACCAGCAAGGCGACGTTCTCGTGCTGGTCGACAGAAAAACGGGTCACGGTGACCCGATAAACGCCGGGAAACGATTTAAAGAGCCGCCAAGACTTTCTTGAGCTGAGCAGGGGTCAGAGCAGCCAGTGCCTTCAACGCGGTCGCTACGGGGTCTGTGGCCTTCGCTGCACTGGCTTTGCGACGTGTGGTCCCTGCGAGCATCAACATCACGTCACGAACGACGGTCTTGGCTGCTTCGTACTTCTTGTGACCCGTGTCGAGCGTGACCTTGCCGGACTCTTTGACGTTGAAGCCCGCGCCGGTCTTACCGCACGCCCATTCGATCACGACGCCGCGTGCACTCTCCAACTTGTAGCCGGCGTCGTGCATGCCTTGAATAAGTTGTGCGCGTTGATCGGCAAATTTGTTGAGTGTCGAGAAAGCAAGGGTCTTGTTGAATGTAGTCATGATAAATATTCCTCTGAGGTTCGGGTCACAGTGACCCGGTTGTTATGCGGCAAGGAACTCCCTAACCGCTAACTCTATTTTACCTTGAGGGGTAGAACCATAGTATGCACAGAGCGTTTTGCTCCCCGGTGAACCCCACCCACCCCCCACCAAGCCATATACAGAGGCACGGGGCTACGCTATATAAACACTATTCCCCTCCGATCTTCCCCAATTTTGTCAAATCAGTACAAATCCGCACAACACATAATAAAAACTAAAGTACTAATTTAGCCAAATGGACCACCCCCACAAAATTTTGCAAAATTTCCATGAAACTCTGTCTAACACTAGACATGTACAGACAAAAAAATGCCCGGCGAACCGGGCAAAGGGGGCTTTTTAAACCACCAAGGAGAAGCAATGCCGGAGACAAAACCTGCACTGCCGAAACAAGTGTACACTACAGGCTCGAGTCCCGTAAACCGCAGATGCGGAAAACAAGGTACTACGCGCTTATGTTGGATCACCTGTTAGATTTTGAACCGCCTGTGGTCAACGCCACGGGGAAAGACGTGGCCGGTCTGGACCGGACTGCGCCGGAGCAAATACTCAACGCACAGGTCAACACAACGAAGTGGCTTGAGCAGCTCGGCATCGAAGACGACCAGAAGATACTGCAGGAAGCCGAAGCCACGGCAGCACGCCGGGTATTCACGGCACTGGCCACCAACACGCCGCCGGAACATACCAAGCACCAGCTGACACAGCTCAAAACGCCAGAGTCGGTGCGTCACCTAGTCACCATGCTGTCCGCGTATGACTGGGAGTTTGTTGAGCAAGCCAAACAGATGCGCGGTATGGCCGTGGCCAAGATCATTGAAGAGACCAACCACCCAGACGCCCGCATCCGGCTCAAAGCCATTGAGATGCTGGGCCGCGTAACTGAAGTGGCACTGTTCACCGACCGGGTTGAGGTCAAGAAGGTGGATATGTCCGACGCCGAGATCGACAAGAAACTACAAGACAAGCTCGACAAGCTGCTCAACGTGGTGGACGTGGATGCCACAACCAGCGAAAACGCACCCGACATAACTGACGTGGAGCCCCACAACGGCAAAGAGTTCTCGGAACCGACCACGGATACGCCTGACAGAACCGACACAAGTGAGCAGTCACTAACATCTGAGGCCAGCCCCGATGCAGCTTGATGCACTCAGCCTAAAGCCAGAGGAAGTAGCCGCCATCCGCGCGGCGCTGCCCACCATGAGCGTCAAAGACAAGATGGACCTCGTGGAGGTCTTAGAAGAGCGCGAGCGCAGGCTGTCCCTGCAGAACTCACGCACAAACATGATCGACTTTGCGCGGCGTGTGTACCCCGGCTTTAAAGTGGGCCCCCACCACAGGAAGCTAGCCAAGATTTTCCAAGACGTGGTGGACGGCAAAAAGAAGCGGGTCATCATCAACATTGCACCCCGGATGGGTAAGTCGGAGTTTTCCAGCTATTTGTTCCCGGCGTTCTTTCTAGGTAATTACCCTAATAAGAAGATCATCATGGGCACGCACACCGCGTCGCTGTCTGAAGACTTCGGTCGCCGGGTCAGGAACATGCTGGAAGACGAGGACTACAACGTCGTGTTTCCCGGCACTAAGCTAGCGCAAGACCAGAAGGCATCGGGCAAGTGGTCTACGTCAGAAGGCGGCCAGTACTACGCAGCCGGTGTCGGTGGTGCCTTGGCTGGACGGGGTGCGGACTTGTTCATGATCGACGACCCACACTCCGAGCAGGACGTGAAAGCCAACAGTCGTCTAGCGTTTGACACGGCGTGGTCTTGGTTCCAGACAGGCCCCTTGCAGCGGTTGATGCCCAATGGTGCGATCATCGTGGTGATGACCCGCTGGGGTCCGCTGGACCTGACTGGGCGGCTCATTGACTACCAAGTAAAGAACCCGGACTCACCGCGCTGGGAGATTGTGGAGCTGCCTGCCATCTTGAACGAAGGCACGGACAACGAGAAGTCACTCTGGCCTGAGCAGTGGCCGTTGGAGTCGCTCAAGTCGGCCAAGTCCTCCATGGACCCGAGATACTGGAACGCGCAGTACATGCAGCAGCCCACCTCGGATACCTCGGCCATCATCAGCCGTAAGAGCTGGCGTATCTGGCCAACGGAAGCTCCACCGGCTTGCGAGTACGTCATCCAGAGCTGGGATACGGCACATGAGACCAAGAGCACGTCTGACTACAGCGCGTGCACGACTTGGGGTGTGTTCTATAACGAGGAAGAAAATAACGCCCCGCAGCTGATCTTGCTCGATGCGTTTAAAGACAGGATGGCGTTCCCAGAACTCAAGGCCATTGCGTTCAAGCACTGGAAAGAGTGGGAACCAGATGCGTTCATTGTGGAGAAAAAAGCCGCTGGTGCACCGCTCATCCAAGAGCTACGCGCCATGGGAATACCTGTACAGGAGTTTACGCCCAGCCGGGGAAACGATAAGATAGTGCGTGTCAATGCGATCGCGGACTTGTTTACATCGGGAATTGTCTGGGCCCCAGATACCCGCTGGGCACGAGAAGTCATTGAAGAAGTGGCTGCGTTCCCTGTAGGCGAGAATGACGACTATGTGGACACGACCAGCCAAGCACTGCTGCGGTTCAGGCAAGGCGGATTCGTCTCGCTGGACACAGACGAGAAAGACGACAAGATTTACCGTGGGCGCGTAGCCGCTTACTATTAAGGGATAACATGGCAACAAACATCGACCGAGCACTTTTCCAGCAACCCCAAGGCATTGACGCGTTAGGCGACAACGAAGAGGCGATTGAAATTGAGATCGTGGACCCCGAAGCGGTCAGCATTACCGGCCCCGGCTTTGAGCTGGATGTCCTCAAGGCAGAGGAAGAAGAGAAGTTTGGCCTGAACCTTGCCGAAGACATGGACGAAAGCGCCATGGAGTCCATGGCCAGTGACTTGTGCAGCGACATCGAGAACGACAAGAACTCCCGCAAGGAGTGGGAAAAAGCCTACACCGAGGGCCTCAAGCTGCTGGGCCTGCAGGTCGAAGAGCGCACGGAGCCGTGGAACGGTGCATCCGGCGTGTTCCACCCCATGATTACGGAAGCCGTTGTAAGGTTTCAGTCAGAGTCGATCACAGAGACG